CCGGTGACGCCATTAACTGCAACGTTGGATAGGGTTTTATGCCAGCCGATGTCATTGTCAATTTTTGCACGCAGGCCCAAGGCGCGAGCCGTTGCATCAAAAGTGGTTGACTCTGATGCGACTGTGTCCCAGCCCAGGAAGTCTGGCCAGAGAAGCATGGCTTCGCGTGCACCGATTGACTCACGATAAGCAGCTGCATCTTCTTTGGTTTCACAGCCATATGCTGACAGGTAACTAAACGCACGTAGCTTTTCAGCAATTGATACGAGTCCGGCTGCCACTGGTGCCGAATCAAGTCCTGGAACGCCCAAAATACGTGGATGGACTTTCAGGTTTTGCTCAGCTGCTAGCAGGGCTTTCATGCCGGTATAACGGCCATTTTCAACGCCACCAATCAGGGCTGAAGTCTGCTCTGCTTCGGTTTCCTTGGTGTCTACACGGACAATGACAGTGCCCGCATTGGTTTGATCGGCAATGGCTTGTAATGAACGTGCCAATGTGCCTTTCGTTCCAGCTTTGTCTAAAGCAGTTTTAATGTCTGTCGCAAGAACTGGAGTATTCAGTGGTAAAGCTTCTGCATCTGCATCTTCTGCAGTTGCCACTAAACCAATGACTGCCGTTGAGACAGTTCGGATAGGACGGGTGCCTTCATTGAGTTCATGAACCCGGACACCGTGATGATATGAATCTGTAGCCATAAAATTAGCCTGTGATCTGTTGTTTTATATACAGCTCACAGGCTTACAAAATGGCTTTTTAATTGCGATTGGATCGGCTTGTATATGGGTGATATACAAATGAAAGGGTTATTTCTCTATCAGTTTAAGGACATCTGGATTTTGTGCCAAAAACTCAGCCAATTTTTCTTCAGGCGATACTACCTGCTGAACTTCAGGCTTTTGGATCAGTTCCCACTTAAATCCATTCCAACGTGGCCATTGGTCTTCTTGCCAACTTTCAGGTGGTGCCGTCTCGACACAACCTGCAGGGATGGCAAATACACCAGGTTCAAGCGGTGATTCATCTGCCAACGTTTCACCGACGAATAACCCTGAATAATTGGTTTGATACACGGTAATCTGGTTCATGTTTCATTCCTCAATAGCGGATACATGCAAGTAAAGCGATGTTACGTGGACGTGTTTCTGTACCTAGAACACCTTTTTGATTTGATGTGCCTGTATATCTACGACCACCAGATCCACCTTTGATTGTTAGGCCAGAATAATATTGAGATTCACCTGCAACCCATCGACCATTAAAATCTCCATCCCAACCATCACGTATAATTGCAAACCAGTCGTCATTTGTATCAGATTTAAAATCACCAGTTCCGTGATAATGGTCCTGCATTGCATGGCTTTGTTTACTTCCCACAACACGCCCTGCATCGATACCACGACCATCATCAGCAAAGCGTGGAAATTCACCACGTGCATCAGGCACGTTAAAGGTATTTACGCCATCACCTGCACCATAGAATGTGCCAATGGCTGCAAATAGTTCTGCGTATGCGGTACGTGAATAAGCTGCACCATTACATTTTAATAATCGATAACCGATCGGGATATTCTGTGAAGCCAAAGTGATGACAGTACCAGGAGGGCAATCATTAAATTTAGCTTCATCTGCACTCATGACACCCAAGTTTTGACGTGCCAACGTCTTATTTAAAACATCTGAAAGATTATTTTTTTGTGCCAAGGGGTAGGGTGCTGTACCTAGTGGTTCATTTTGAACAATCAGGATTTTCGTACCAGGATAAGCTTTGCCTAAAGTAATCCGTGTTGCTGTCGTTGCAAGCCAACCATCAGCACCGGATTTATTGGTAATACGGTCGCCATTGATATAGACAGCAGCACCGGTGGTGGTGGTTTCACTCAGATCTACAATGAGTTGATCAGCAACCAATGACTGTTCTTCTTCTATAGTGTTGACAAACACTTCAGCTGATCCGGCATCTGCCCATTCTGTATCGCCATCGGCATTGGTTTTTTTCTTGAGTACTTGGCCAATGGTACCGCCTGGGAACATATTAGCAGGGGTCAGTGTATTCAGGATCCATTGATGTGTTGCGATAATCACATTCGGGTCGAAGTTCAATTCAAGTACTTCAGGGTTTGAAATCACAAATGGAATTCGATAAACCGAATCTTGTGTGACTCCTTCTGCAAGTGTTGGTTTATGAACTTCAGGTGTAT